ATTTACCCCCCAAATTATAAATATGCTAGAGTCTCATTTTTAAAAGCATGTGTTAGTATTTTATCATCTATTGGATAATGCATTCTTAGGTTAGCGACGATATCGCTATTCAAAAAACTGGTTAAATTTCCGATTTCACCTGATGTTTGAATAAATTCATTTGCAGCTGCAGCCGCTAACTTACTTAAATCTATTACATCCTCTGATAAAACATTACCTGTCCCGGAGAACCTTTTATTCAGATTACTAATATCTCCCCTGATATCAGCCAAACTTTGAATTATAAACTCATAGGGGTCGACTTCCCTCGTTTCAATCCTAGCTATTTCCGTGATGGCAAAATGTTTCAAGAAAGTTGTATATTCTGGTCTACCCGATGCTTCAATAGTTCCGAGCACCTTGTGTCTAAGTTTTTCTTTAAATGTAACGATTGAGTTATAATGCAAATCTCTAGGATATTCCAAATGCTCGATAACTGCGATATCAAAAGAAAATGTTGTCGTGCTATCTTTTATAATTACAACTGGTTTATCAAATGCTAATCGCATCCCCAACTCGAACATTACATTAGGATTTTTCGCGCTAACGTCGCAGATAACGATATCAGAATCGAATAGATTTTGTACTATCCTGCTTTGAATTACACCACTATCATTCGAGTCACTGACCAATTTTATTTCAAAATTTAGCCCCGACAATGACTCTTTTATAATATCTCTAATGTTATCCCAGTGCTTTTCAGTGTATGTATCTATAGCCGAGATAGGCATAACCAATCCACACTTAACTATCTCGCCAGCCTCGGATGGTGTCCACTCATTTATTCCCTCTGACACGTTATTCCCTCATCGTTCAGCATTAAAAAATAACAGGACGCATTAGCGCCCTGTTTGTCTTTTTCTATATGATCTATGTTCTACCATCACGCCGATGATCTGGATGTGCTGCCGGTCGGAGTGCATGGTGGGAAAATCGTCATTGAGGGGGACCAGTTCAAACACCTCTTGCCCGCTCTCGTCGATGCCGCGGGGCCGGTACTTCTTGAAGGTGGCTTCTTCGCTGCCGTTCCTGGCCACGACGAAATCCCCTGGTTGGGGCGCTTCGTCGGGGTCAACGATGATGAGGTCGCCTTCTTTAAAGAAGGGTTCCATCGACTGGCCACGCAACCAGAGGCCAAAACCACAAGGGCCGACATCCACCCCCGCCGTCACATACTCGACGTTGCCATCGAAGGCCGTGGCCTGTTCACACATCTCGTGCCAGTGGCCGGCTTGAACATAGCTCAGCACAGGCACGCGCGTACCTTGCGGGATCACGGCCGGTTCGACGTTGTGATATCCGGCGACTTGCTGCTCTCCTGATGACGCAGGAGCATCCCCCTCCCCCGTCAAGAGCCAGTCAACAGTGACCCCCAACGCAGCAGCTAACTCATTGAGATAGCGACCATTAGGCGTGTTCTCTCCCCGCTCCCATTGACTGATGGAAACGCGTGATACACCGACTCGTGAGCCGAGAATTTCTTGGCTATATCCGAGTCTCTTCCGTGTCTGTTTGATGCGTTCATTTATTTTCATGTAAGCAATCTTACAAGTTGCTTTCGTAGGATTTCTTGTCTTTTTTGTAAGTTTTTCCTTGCAATCATGATTCACCTAGCTTTACATTTGCTTTCGAAAGTAAACCTTACAAGGTGATGAAAATGAAGAAACAAGATGCAATTGACCACTTTGGTGGGGCTGCAAAATTGGCCCAAGCGCTGGGCTGTAAGCCACAAGCCATTTCTCAATGGCGTGACCATGTTCCACAAGGCCGTGCCTACCAGATCGAGGTGCTGACCGGCGGCAAATTGAAAGCCGGCGCGCACAGCACCCCGCAACAACCCACCCCCTGTGTTTGAACCCCCTGAGAAGGATTCACCATGGTTACTCGAATCAAACCCATCCGTATCCCCAGCGATGTGAGCCAGTTGCCGCTTGATTACCCCTTTGGCAATCGCGTCAGCGAAAGCCTGGAGGAGTACGCCAAGCGTCAGGGCTTAACGATTGGGGCCGTTAAAAAGCGCGCCGACCGCGGCCAGTTGCCCATCTTGCAAGACGGCCCGGGCGCACCTCGCGAGGTCAACCTTTACGCCCTGTTCCTGCAGGCCCGTTATCAGGCCGAGCGCTACGTCACCATGACGCTCGCGTGAATCTGCCAACACCATAACGGGTCAAGGAGACGCTCGCATGTTTACCGAATACGCCAGCAAACATCCGCACTGGATCAGCGCCTGCCAACGCTTTGCCGCCAGTCACAACATGGCCGAGATAGCCCAGCGGGCTGGCATGAATCCGCAGCTCCTGCGCAACAAGTTAAACCCCGATCAGCCCCATGAACTGACAGTGGCCGAGCTGATTGCCATCACCCAGGCGAGTGAGGGCGATGAAACCCTGTTCGATGGCGCCCTGTTTGGCTGTGGCTTGACGGCCGTTGCCATTCCCCAGGCAGAACGGGCCCCTTCCCTGCCCCATCAGGCCATCGATCTGAACGCCAAGATTGCCAGCATTGGCCAACGCGCGCTGGAGCTGACCGACCGCGGCCGGATCACCCGCTCGGAGCGCAACACCCTGGTGAGCGTGGCCACCTCGGCAATGGGATCGCTCGCCATCTTGATCCACGACATCGAGGCCCGCTTTCAGGCGGTGCCCGCCCTGGCCTGCGCATCAGACATCCTGATGCAGGCCGCGACCATGTGAAGGGGAAACCACCATGCAACGCATTGAACATGAACAACGCAATTTGGCGGGCCTGACGCCCACCGAACAGCTCGCCATGAATACCGCCGGCTGCCTGCTGTTGCGCGAGCTGTTCAGCAAGACACGCTCAAGTCTGGATAACGACTGGCTGGCACTGAGCCAGACCAAGAAAGCGGCCATCTGTGCCATTGCCCGCCAGCCACGGGGCGAACTGATGACCGCCACCCTGTCAGCCCTGCCCCATGCACAGCGTGAGGCGATCAGGCTGGCGGTGATCGCGCTGGAGTATCAGAAAGCCTTTCACGGCGGTTGTGACAGCAAAGTCTGGCATCCGGCACTGAACACCAGATCCATCGGGGATATCGAGAGGGAGAAGAAAGAGAGAGCGGCAAAGCTTCGCTTGAAGCGCGCCGTGCTGGCGGCAAGCCAGATGACCGGGCAAGGCCCGCGCCCTATCGGGCAGTAAAAAGCCCGCATAACGGAGCGGCAACTCCAAGCGGGCCTTTATCAACAACGTATGAGGAAGTCGACATGGCAACTTTAGCGATCCCCTGCGCCCTGCGCAACCTTCGCATCCAGCAACGCAAGCTGACGGGCCGCTATGGCACCCGTCTTAGCCAACACCCTGACGGGATTGCGCTTATGGAACGCACCACCGCACTGGCTTGGGCTTCTCTGTTCAGCCGCATCAATCCCTGCACTCTTTCACAAGGAGCCTGACCATGCACACCCAACCAACCCAGATCAACCTGCTCAACCACCATGCGGCCAAGCGCCTGCGCCAGTTGCGGGAACAGTTGAAGCTAAGCCGCCCCAAGTTTGCCGATCAGCTCGGTATTCCAGCCACCACGCTCAAGAACTATGAGCTGGGATACCGCGAGATCGGCGGCGGTCTGTTCCTGCTGATCGCCAATCACCCGGATCTGAAACACCACTGCGATTGGCTGCTGACTGGCATCGCCACGCCGGAGGTGCAGGCATGAGCCGGATCTTTCATCCCATATCGGAAAAGGAGGCACTGGCCCGGGCTGCAGAGCTGCCCCTTAACCTCGCCAGATTAACCCGTGTGCGTTTGCGCGGGTCGGAAGGGCGCAACCTGCGTGCCCAGGGCAAAACCAGCCAAGGCTGGCACCAGCTCTTTGTCACCTTGAACCGGAGGGCCTGCCCATGAGCGACGCCATCAAGATTGCCCGTCAGGCCCCCAAGCTCGTCGAAGGGCTGCTGGCCGACATGTTCGCAGCCAATGCCGAAGATAACCGCATCGCCCTGGGCGGGATTTACTCCGGCCAGCAATACATCCAGCTCCAACTGGTCGCCACCTGCAATCCGGCCGCCCTGCTGGATGACGACAGCGGTGAGGACGATGACGAAGAGGGGCCAGCCATGGCCCCGACTCATGGCCCGCTGGTCACTCACTGGCTGGCAGCCCGCGCCGAGTTTATCGCCGCCGGTGGTGAAGCCCGGGGGGATAGAGACATCGCCCGGGAGCTGCTGGCACTCGGGGCCGTGCGATCCGTCTATTGGCTGGCGCTGGGTCAGGGTGAAACCGCCCTGGCCCGGGAGATTGGCGAGTGGTGGCGCGAGTGCGCCCCGCTGCACGGACAAGGTGAGGTGATCCAGTGACCCATCAGCTGCAGCAGGAGCTGGCCAGCCTGATGCACCGCTGGCAAGAGACCTATCGGGAAGACGCAGCGCGGCTGCGTCTTTATCAACGGGAGCTGGCCAATGCGCGCCAGCTGCCTGCCCGACCCCGGGCCAGTATTACGCTACTGCTGCGCCAGTGTGCGGCAGCCCGCCGCATGAAAGCCCATGCGCAGCAGCGCATCCAAGGCTGCCAATCCCGCATCAGCTTGTTATCTGGTACCGCCATCCAATGAGTCGAACAACCACCCGGCTGCCGCTGTCGAAAAGGACACTGCGGCAGCGCATCGATACCCTTTCCAATGCTCTGCCCGGCGTCAATCTTGACGCCGCTTTCGTTGGCGTCCCCGGCCAATCTGATCTGGCGTGGGCCGTGCAAGTTCTCGATGGCCTCTCCCCCCAGCTCAGCCAGACCCTGTTCAAGCAATACGTGCGACGCCGCAAAGATGGCAGCACCCGCCATGCCCGCAATGGCAACATCTGGCTTCGTGAGCGGACCAAGCTGGTGCGCGGCCTTATCCAGGCCCTGCCAGTGGACCCGCAGGCCCTGCGCGATGAAGAGAGCCGCAAGCGGGTGGCGCATCAGTTCGCCAACCAGACGGCCGCCATCTGGCATAACATCGAGCAGGGCATCAAAGCCGGCGATGAGCCGGATCTGCTACTGACCTGGGAAGCCATCCGCCAGCCTGCCGACCAGTGGGGCTTTATAGGGGAGTTGCCCGAATTCAAAACCGAGGAGGTGCGTGATAACTGGATCCTGAGCGTGATGGTGCGCCTGCTCTCTGCCAAGTGGTGGGAAAAACGCATCAACCGCACCTGGGACAGACTGCAGGAGCACATCAACATCGTGCTCGGCAAGGTGCGCAAGGGGGTATCGGCTTATGTGTCGAATGCCACCATGAAGGTGGTGCGCGAGCGCAAGCGCGCCATGATGCGCTGGCTGGCCGAGTCGGAGGTGATGAACGAACAGCATGACCTGGTGATCTCGATGAAGGATTGCTGGGAGGCCAGCAACGCCAACCCGGTCAACCGCCGCAACGAGATGATGGTGCGGATGCGCGGCTTTGAAGATTACGCCGAAGAGCAAGGGCATGTGGGGGTCTTCTTCACCTGGACGGCACCTTCCCGCTTTCATGCCTGGACACAGAAACACGACGGCAAGACCGTAGAGAACAAACGCTATGAAGGGGCAACGCCGCGAGAAACCTGCGCTTATCTGGCCAAGCTATGGAGCCTGACTCGGGCCGCTCTCAAGCGAGCAGATACCCCCGTCTACGGCTTTCGGGTGTGCGAGCCACATCACGATGGCACCCCGCACTGGCACATGCTGCTCTTTATGCGCCCTGCCAACAAATGGCGAGTGATCAGCACCCTGCAACGCTATGCCCTCACCGATGATCATCAAGAGCTGGTGCGCGATATCCAGGGGCGCCCGCCCTTCACCGACATCACTCCCCGCTTTGACTGGAAAGAGATAGACCCGGCCAAGGGAGATGCCACCGGCTACATCGCCGCCTATATTGCCAAGAACATTGACGGTGAGCATGTGGATGGTGATCAGGAGTCTGACACCCCAGCTGATCAAGGCGCCAAGCATGCATGTGCCTGGGCCAGTTGGTGGGGGATCCGCACCTTTCAGCAGATCGGCGGAGCCCCTGTCGGTGTATGGCGAGAGCTGCGCCGCATCAGCAACGCCAAGAAGTATGGCGATCTGGTGGGGCCGCCCAAACCGGTGTTGCAAGACCCGCGCTTTGAGGCCGCCCGCTTTGCCGCGGATAACGGGATTTTCCGCTGCTATCTGCAGGCCATGGGTGGCGCCCTGGCGACCCGGGCCGAACACCCCATCAAGTTGGCCCACCTCATCGAGGAGCAGGCCAACGCTTACGGCGAAGACATCAAGCGCTTGATGGGCCTGCACACCGCCCGCCTGGGTGTACGCACCCATTTGACCGGGTGGGAAGTAGTGCCCGCCGGTACCTTCGAGGCCACCAAGGCCGCCGAGGGTTCGGCTTGGGGTATTGGGGTTAAGTCGGGCGACAGCCCGGCTCCTTGGAGCTCTGACAATAACTGTACGCGGCCAGATCCTTATACCTTCGCAGACCAGATCATGAGGGAACAATGGGGATTATCGCACTTCTCCATCGACCGATTACGGGCTGGCGCCAGTGTCAGGTCTGACGGTTTCACCCTCTGGCTGGAGAACGGCCAGGTGCAGTCGTGCAGATCGCTCCCGAGCGAGCAGGATTGGGAGCTCGATGGCCAGCCGCCCGCGGAACAGAGCCAGCTGGATGAATACGCGGTACCGGAAGGAGATCAGGACTGGCCGATGCTGGTTGAGTTCTGCGGCAAGGTCTACCAAGCACAAGGCCACGCCGGGGCCCACCGCTGGATCGAGATGCTGCCAGAGCCCTATCAGTCGGAGATGTGGACAGAACTGGAGAAGCTGGATGCGCCACTATGGATGGAGGAACAGGACGATTGCAGCGAGGAGTGGGTATGAACAGCAAGCAGACCGTCAGCTGCGAAGAGTACTGCCGCCTAGATAATCGGATGGCCTGTATCCTCCATTTCGTACAGGGCTGGTATTGGTGCAATGCGAGGTCAGGAATCCGCAGACTGGACGGCACACTTGTCAATCTGAAGTGGTGACATACCATCATGGCGTTTTAGCCATTCATGGTAACCATCCATACTATCGCCTCCAATATTGATCGCGTACTCAATGCCGAAGATTGCCACTACAAAATAGTACTCGCTACTGTCAGCTGTGCCCGTAGCCAATATGTCACATTCGTAGATCATTTGTCCCTTTTGTTCATCAGGTACAATAAACACCTTGTCTGCATTGTATATTCGGCGCTTAGAATAGGTCCAGGTCTGGCCAGATCTAGGTGCTCTGGCGAACTTCCGAATTGGATCAAGCCCTTGGTGTTCAATAATGTAATTAATCAAACCATCAACCTTAAGACATTTGTAGGCCAGCATTTCAAGCGCCATCTTTGCCAGCCAACGTGAGACCAGTAACTCATTGGGCGGTTTTCCAGAGATTGGGATCTTCATCTCTCCCTGACACGACGTACTCAGGTACTTTTCGATCTTAGCGAAATCTTCTGATCTAAATGCGAAGTCGAGCTTGCCAAATCGGTGGGCCTTTACAATGTTGTCCCCAAATAAAATGTCGACCTCAGGGATCCTCCCTCTCTTGTTTTTCAGTTCCTGATTAAATCTAAGGTATGTGAACTCTCCAGACTCAAGAATTTGCTTCTCAATATGAGTAGCAAAATAGTTATTGCAAGAATCACAAACTGTTCCTATAGGCAAAGTCAACTTCGAATTACCTAGTGACTCAGGAATTATATGTTCTACCGACTTACTGAGTGATGAATCGCCTTTGCAAAAAATACACCTCACTCGTTTACTCCTCTTTTTTCGAAGATGCCTAACGCCCAACTAAGGATCCCACGATACATTACCATAAAACTCATACACAACAGCTACAACCACACGAAGAGAAAGGGACAAAAAGCACACACATTAACAGTAACTTCGAGGAGTTTATTATGCAAATTAACCTACTAATCTTCTGGAGATTTCACCTCCCATACATGATCAGTAAACATAGTACCCATAATTGCGAGTAACGAATATGACAAATAAAGGAGGAAAATAATCGGGACCATCACAATCATACTTCTATCTGATTCACTCGTTATAGCCGTATAGGATAAAAAAATAATCCCTCCAATTGTCAAACACAACAATATTAGAACACCAGCACCTTTAGCCTTAAGTGAAAGCCCTTTATCCCTCGAATGTGACAACTCCAACTCTACATGGTCTCTTTCTTCTTTAGACATAAAAATCTCTCTCATCAAAGATGAACGATGTTTCATTAACAAGTAAATAATGACCCTAACATAAACTATTGCACCAAAAACATCTTAGTCAATTTGTGTCGAAATACTAAGCATTTAATATCTCTTTTAAATATTTTTATTCGTCTCTTGTTTCAGCACGATACATAGCTTGCGCCGACATCAAACTTACAGGTATTTCTCCTTCGAGAGTTCTAACTAAGTCTGGCTTATAGTCACCATTTTGGTACATTGACCATTCTGCCTCAATTAGCTTTTCTTCGAAGTAATTAAGGTTCAAGTTCAACCAGTTTTGTAACTGTTGGAAGTTATGAACAACAGGGTCACCCTGCTGCTCTTTTAGATAATTTTCAATGACGATTGGATAGCGAAAGTCTTCTGCAGCCATAATCGCCTTTCTCGCTGCGATTAATATGAGCTGACCAGAAAAGTTCATAGAGTAATCAAACAGGCCCTCTCGAAGACCATATTTTATCCTCATTTTTTTTGAGTGTGACCAGTAGCGGTCTTCAAGTAAAGATTGCCGTTTGCTATACATTTTTATTATTTCAGTCTCAACCATCCCCTTAGTTTCAGATTTTAGCTCCTCGAACGTTTTAAGCTTTACATTGCTATTTATTGCAGCTTCAACAGCCCCGGATTGAAAACCTTTTTTTGAAACAATAAATCCACGATCAACACCGACATCGTCTACGATAGTTCTCAAGGCCAGAACATGAGATTTGCTGACTTTACTATTCCAACATTTCGCTTCAACAATCCAAGTAATATCTTGCCCTAAAAATTTTGTTTTAACCAAAATATCGATATCGTGATTAGTCCTAACTCCTTTAACTGTCACATTCGTTTGAGCGTCAGCACCCAAAGCTCGAAAATGCTCGCAGATCACTTCTTGAAACTCATACCAATCCATATCTTCTTGCTTCATTTTTACCTCAGGAGACGACTAACTAGCTACTATGCGTAAGTTTTCACATAGAAATAAGCTTCTATTTCGGATATATCCAATACAACTATTAAGATATTGAAAATACCAAGAATATTTCAATACTCTCAACTGGATATATGGAATCTTGCCTTTCTACCCAACTACAAGACATTCTTGTCGTAGCTCTCATCAAACACGACATAGCTACCGCACGGGGTTTCAGCTCCCAGCATGCTGCTTTTAATTGGATTGAGGAAACTACAACCATCAGATATAGCTCAGTTACCTTTAGGACAGTTGGGGCCGAATGAATAGCATATTAAATGCTAATCGCGCTAGTCAGCAAGAAGTTATCTATGGGGTTGTTTTTTGGTCATTTTTTATGGCAACAAGCAAAGAGGGGGGAGACTGCGGCGACCGGTATCGGGATAATGGCTGACAGAAAACCAATATGCGAAAGAGGGAAACAATTATTGGGGGCGCTATTGCGCCCCAAGCCCTTTGAGTACCATCTGTCGCCCCTCTGGCGTTAGCGACCCCACCAAGCTGAGCACCAGCTGGTTCGTGGTCTTGGCCGAGGGGCTTAGGGTATGGGCGAACGACAAGGTGGCCACCCAGCTGTGGCCACACTCGGCATCGGTGCACTGGCAGTAGAGATCCGAGACATCATCGCTCAGTCGGTTGGTCTTGGTAATGCGGCCCCGCTGGCCACACACTTTGCAGTAAACCCGCATCAGCTCCCCCCTTCCCCATAAAAATCAACGAGCTATTTTGCCACAGCAATTACTGTTTGTTTATACAGTGGAGCCTATATTCTCCCGAAAATCGACCCAAAGGGAGCGAGGGAGTCCTGCACTGTTGATGGCGTCCTGCACCAGCTCGCAGAGCGGCAGCACCTCGTTCCTGGCATAGGTGGCGTCGTACTTCTCGGGATCCCCGAGCCCTCCCCCGCCATTTGTCGGGATAATGCCGGCTAGCGCCGCCGGGAAGCGATGGGATGTCAGTACATCCTGGGCGGTGATCCCCTTGATGGCCGCGAACTCATCCTTGGTCGCGATGTCCCCCACCGGGATCAGCTTGATGCCATCGGGCTTGCCGTCCGGGATGTTGACGAACATGGAGCGGAAGTTCCCCACCCCCTTGCTGCTCGCGATCATCTCCTTCATCTCCTCCTCGGTGTCGTCGTCCATGTTGGGATCGGTGGCGTAGAAGATGAACCCCATGTGGGCACCGTTGAGGAAGTATTTGCGCCGAAACAGGGTGGCGTCCTGGTTGAGCAGGGCCGACTGCAGGCCGCCCAGGTAATCGGGCATGCCATAGACCTGCTGCTCGGGATCGTACTGGGCCAGCCAGATCACATCCTCCGGGCGGTAGATCAGGTTCGGCTTGCCCTGCTGCAGGTAGACAAAACAGCCATCCTCGCGCCTGCGCAGGTAGACGCTGGAGAACGGGTGCAGCCCCACCACCTGGCCAAACCCATTGCGAATTTTAAGCAGGCCCGCATCCCCGAACTGCAGGTAGTTGTGCACGAACGCCGTGATGATGGCGCGCTGGTTGGTGAAGCGCCCCGCCACCATGTTGCGCCTTGCCATCAGGATGGCCCCATGGTGGGCGTTGGCCCTGGCCACCTTGGCCAACCCCTTGCGCTCGATAGGCGGCTGGTAATATTCGCCGTAGGGGTTGTAGAACACCCCGGTGTAATCGGTCATCCAGGCCGTGGGGTCGATGGCCTCCGGCATGCTGAAGGCCACGGCGCTGCGGTTGGGTGAGGTGACCGTCTGGGCCGATTGGGGTTTGTGTCGCTTGGTCATGCTGCCTTTCTCTCCTGGCTGGTTGCCCAGGTGGATTTACGTTTGCGGTGGGTATCGAGCGGCTCATTGGCCACGGCGTGGGCGATGGCAAAAAACACGTCGGCGTGTCCGGTCACATTGTCTCGGGCCGCGCGGAACGTCATCTGGCCACCGCCGGTGGTGCTGCGCTTGATGGCGAGAAAGGCGAGCGGGATGTCCCGATCCGAGCTGTCCCACTCGATGCGGTTCGCCTCCACCACGTCGATCATCTTGAGCACCAGCCGCGACTTGCTCTCGATGCTGTAGTTGATGGGGTGGCATACCCCTTTGAACACCGGCTTCAAGAGGTCAAACACCCCGGCGCCGATGCCGGAGACGTCGACCCCGAGATACGTGACCCGAAATTTCTTGGCGATGCGCTCAATCTCCTGCGCCTGGAACTGAAAGTTGAGCCCGCGCCAGTAGTGCTTTTCCAGCACCCGGAAGCGCTCGCCAGCGACGGTGGGCGGGGCGACCACCACCAGGGTGGCATTGTCGCGGGTGCGGCTCGGGTCGTAACCCATCCACACCTCGCGACGTCCGAACGGGTCGGGCCGGCCGGGCTTGTAGTCCTCCCACCGGGTCGGGTCCACCCCTGCCCGCTCCATGTCCTGGAACTTGAACACCGACAGGGCATCGTCGATAAAGCGGCACATGTAGAGGCGGTCGAACACCTCCTCCGGGTACTCGTCTTTGAGCTCCTCGATGTCGATTAGGTGGCAGCCAAGGCGAATGGCGTCCTCGATGGTGATGACGTAGCGCCACTGCCTGTCCGGGCAGACGCGGCCGCCATCTCGTAGGTCATCTTCGCCCGGGAAGTCGATGGCCACCCGGCTCGGGCGCTGCCCCTTCCAGCGATCCCCGGTCCAGAAGCGGTACGCCTCGTGCACCTTGCTCGACGGGGTCGAGAAGTAGGTCTTGCGCCAGTGGCTCTGGGTCGCCATGGCGCTGGCCACGTCCGAGAGTTTCTCAAAGTTGGGGATCCAGAAGTATTCGTCGATGTAGACGTTACCGGAGCGGGATTGGGCGCTGTTGGAGTTGGTGGAGCAGAAGTGCAGCTCGGCCCCGTTCGACAACACGATGGGGTTGCCGGTCAGGGTGACGCCGAGGAACGTCTGGGCAATCTTGCAGATGTAGGAGCGGAACACCTCCGCCTGGGCCCGGGTGGCGGACAGAAAGATCTGGTTGCCGCCGGTCAGCACCGCATCTTCCAGCGCCTCGCCGGCGAAGTAGTAGGTCATGCCGACCTGGCGGGACTTCAAGATGTTGCGGGTTCGCGGCAGCGCCGGGTCGTTCTTGGCCTCCCGCATCCGCAACTGATAGCCAAACAGGGTGCCCAGCCATTCAGTAAAGTCATCGGCCGTCAGGTGCCCGATCTCGTTCTTGGCCTTCTTGCCGCTCTTGCGGCTCTTGCGGCTGCCGCCAGCCTGGTGCTTACCACGGTTGGGCCCGGGCTCATGCCCTTGCTCACGCTGGGCCTTGAGGGCCTGCTCGCGCTCGGCCCACTTGAGCGCCTTCTCTTTGAGGCTGACATGGTGGCCGATGAGCCGGTCCAGCTCCTCCTGCTCGCCTGGAGTTTTCTTCTCCCGATGCAGCAACACCTGCACCCGGCGATTGATGGCATCCTCGACCGCTTCCTCGGTCAGCAGGTCGCGCCAGCCGAGCTTTTCGGCCCAGTAGTAGATGATGCGACAGGAGTTGAGCCCCAGTTCGTCCTTGATCTCCTGGGGTGTCCATCGTTTAAGGTAGAGTCCCTTCGCCGCATTGCGGATCTCTTCGGGGTACGCCACGGCGCCTCCATCCGGTGAATGATGGCGCCATCATAGCCAGCCCCCTCCCCCCACTTATCCCACTGATGTTCTGAGCAATTCGGATTTCCTGCTGGATCCGAATCCAGCAGAACGCCATAGCGTGAAACCCCCTTGCCGACCCGATAGCCTGAGCCCGCATCACTTGGGAGCAGGCATGAACGAATCAACCTTGAGAACTGGCTGGGTCTGTATCGCCACCGAAGGCAAAGCGGTGGACGGGCGGGACATTACCCGCGACTGGCTCACCGACATGGCCGAGACCTACGACCCGACTTATTACACCGCCGTCATCTGGCCCGATCACGATCGCTGGTCCAGCTACGGCACCGTGCAGGCGCTCAAGACCGAAGAGGTGGATGGTAAGCTCAAGCTGTTCGCCATCCTCTGCCCTAATCGGGATCTCATCTACTACAACCAGAGCGGCCAGTATCAGTTCTGCTCCATCGAGCCCTTCGAGAACTTCGCCGATCTGGGCCGCACCTACCTGCTGGGCCTCGGCGTCACCGACGAACCGGCCAGCATCGGAACCACCCATCTCAAATTCAGCAACAGCAACAAGGGGCAGGCCGTTGGCACCAGCGAGCCGCTGGACCTCTCCACGTTCAAGCTGCCCAAGCACGAAAAGGCCGATGGCCTGATCGCCAAGTTTTTCAGCTTCCTGGCCAGTCATGGCGAGCAAGCGCCCACGACTCCCCCCAGCCAACCCGAGGATGAGGAAATGACCAAAGAACAGTTCGATCAGATGCTGGGGGCCCTCAATGGCCTTGGCACCAAGATCGATGGATTCAGCGCCAAGCTGGAGACCAAGCCCACCCCCGAGCAACCGGCTCCGACGGCCACCGAACCCGACAAGGTGGAAGAGAAGCCCGGCATCACCACCGAGCAGTTCAGCAAGCTGGAACAGACCCTCGCCAGCCTGACCGACAAGTTCGGCGAGCTGAACGGCAAGATCGACCAGTTCTCTGTCGAGAAGCCGGGCCAGCGCCCGGGCGCCCTCGGCGGTGACGATACCCCTGCAGTCTATTAAGGAGCGACCGTGAGCCAGACTCTTACCGTCCAGGCCATGCAGCGCCTGGAGCAATACAGCAATGCCCTGGCCAAGGCCTACGGCATCCCCGTCAACGCCCTGGCCAAGCAGTTCAGCGTCACCGGCCCGGTGGAAACCGGCCTGCGCGCGGCCCTGCTCGCCTCCGTCGAATTCCTCGGCCTCATCACCTGCCTGGACGTGGACCAGATCAAGGGCCAGGTGGTGCAGGTTGGCATCGGCAAGCTGTTCACCGGCCGCAAGAAGAACGGCCGCTTCAACGGCAAGATCGGCGTCGATGGCAACACCTACGAGCTGACCGAGACTGATTCCTGCGCTTCGCTGGACTGGGCGACCCTGTGCGTCTGGGCCAACGCCGGTAGCGAGGGCGAGTTCCTGCGCCTGGTGGGCGATTTCATCAACAAGGCGTTTGCCCTGGACATGCTGCGGGTCGGCTGGAACGGCGTGGAAGCGGCCGCCGATACCGATCCCGTCGAGCACCCGCTGGGGGAAGACGTCAACAAGGGCTGGCACCAGATCGCCCGCGAGTGGAACGACGGCAGCCAGATCATCAAGGCCGAGGCCGGCAAGAAGATCTACTTCGACCCGGACGGCAAGGGGGATTACAAGACCCTGGACGAGATGGCCTCCGATCTTATCAACACCACCATCGATCCCCTGTTCCGCCAGGACCCGCGTCTGGTGGTGCTGGTCGGTACCGACCTTATCGCTGCCGCCCAGGCCAAGCTCTACAGCGAAGCCACCAAGCCGAGCGAGCAGATCGCCGCCCAGAAGCTGGCCGAGTCCATCGCCGGGCGCCGCGCCTACATCCCGCCCTTCTTCCCGGGCAGACGGATGGTGGTCACCACCCTGGACAACCTGCACATCTACACCCAGCGCGGCACCCGCAAGCGCAAAGCAGACGATAACCAGGACAAGAAGTGCTTCGATAACCAGTACTGGCGCATGGAAGGCTATGCCCTCGGCGAGCACCTGGCCTATGGCGGCTTTGAAGAGGCCGACATCGAGATCGGCGCCGCGCCAGCGGCCCCCGAGGTCTAAGCCATGAGCTCACCCGGTCAACGTCACAAGCAGCGCGTGCACGCCGTGCAGGGGGCCCAGCAGGCCGCCAGCTCAGGCGTCGCCACCGGCGCGGTGGCCGACAGCCTGCACCTGCAACTGATTGCCCTGGAGCAGGACATGGTCCGGCTGCGCAAGCTGGCCCGCATCGGGGATCGGGTGAACATGAAGCGCGACGAATTGATGCCCAAGTACCGCCCCTATGTGGAGCGCTATCTGGCCGCCGTCGCTGAGTCCGGCCAGCCCTATCAGAACGAGCTGTTCCAGCGCCTCATCATCTGGGCTTTCGATGTGGGCGACTTCGACGCCGGCATCGCCTGGGCGGATCTCGCCATCGCCCAGGGCCAGCGCACCCCGACCAACATCAAGCGCGACTGGGCCCACTTCGTGGCTGACTCCGTGCTGGAGTGGGCCGAGAAGCAGGCGGCCGAGGGGCATGCCGTAGAGCCCTGGTTCTCCCGGGTGTTCGACAAGGTGCGCAATGACTGGCGCCTCAACGAGCGGCTGACCGCCAAGTGGTTCAAGGCCGCCGGTTGCCTGCTGCTGCGCGACCACGACGGCCAGCCCCGCCCCAGCGCCGTGGGGGACAGCGCCACCCTGGAGCAGGCCGACCACTGGCTGGCCCAGGCCGACAAACTGCACGGCAAGGTGGGCGTCGGCACCTTGCGCCAGAAGATTGCCATGCGCCTGCGGGCGCTCAATCCCGAATAACGAATCGACTCTCCGCGCCGTCGCACCCCGGCGCGAATGCCATGAGCAGCCTCTGGCTAACTCAGCGGCAATTGCGTGGCTTCAGGGGTGCACCCATTCAACCAGCGAGGCAATCCATGTTTGCAGGCAAGGACATCGACTACAGCGCCGCCACTATCCGCAATGACGGGTTCTGGCCGGATGTGGCCGTCGCCGACTTCGAGCGCCGCCGTGCCCTGCCTGCCGATCTGAACCAGCAGACCACAGGCGCCGCCTTGCTGGCCGCCGTCTCCGAGATCAACCTGCAACTGGCTATGCGTCAGGCCGCGCTGATGGCCGAGGGCTACGCCAGCGCCGCCGATGTGCCGGGGCCTAGCCTGGAAGGTGGCAACAACGCCCTGACCGAGCAGTACCTGGCCGCCGTGTTTGCCCGGGCCAAGGCGGCTTTGCTGCCGGAGTTCGCCAGCGTCACCGAGCGGGCCACCGCCAACAACCAGGTGGAGCGCTCCCCGGACCAGCGCGCCCAGTTGCTGGCCGAGAGCCAGCAACTGGTGCGCAGCATCAAGGGAAAGCACCGGGCGGGAGTGTCGCTGATATGAGCGCAGCCATGAACGAGCAGCAGGCCCAGGGCTACTTCCTGCAGGCACTCCACGCCGAGCTGCTGCGGGTACTGCCGGCCAAGTGCCACAAGCGCCTGGATAGCTGGATGGAGAACGGCACCATCAAGCTCGAACCCAGGAACATGGGGCCCACCGGGGTGGATGTGGCCTGGCTCACCTATCAGGCGGTGTTCACCATCGAGCAACTGCCGTTTCGTGAGCTGGATCCTGCCATTCTGCTGGCGGCCGTCGCCGCCTGGGTGCAGGAGCACGATGAGGTACGCGGGCAGCTCGACCTGCCCGATCCCGAGTACGCCGTGACCCCGAACGACGAGCAGACCGCCGATCTCGAGATCCAGCTCCCCTTCGCCGAGCCGCTGCGGCTTATCGAGCACCCGCAAGGGCCCATCAACTGGCTCGGCAAGCGCTGGAACGTGGCCCCCTATGACATCTGGGTGGCCGAACAGATTGACCTGAACGTGGGTGAGACCGGCGATCACCAAGTGGGTGGCCTCTCATGATCACCATCACCCTGGACACCCGTCGCGGCAAAGACCAGCTCAACCTGCTGGCCTTGCCGCCCAAGCAGCGCAAGCGCCTGGTATGGCGCGCCGCCAACGAGATGAAGAAGCTGGCCGCCCGTCACGTGCGCCAGCAGCAAGACCCCAACGGCAATGCCTGGGCCCCTCGCAAGCGGGGCAAACGCAAGATGTTGCGCGGCCTGCCCAAGCTGCTGGTGATCCACGAGCCGCGCCAGGACGTGGCCGAGGTCGGGTTCAAGAAAGGCACCATGAGCGCCCACGCCGGGGTCATCGCCAACACCCATCAGAAGGGGCACACCTACAAGGTGACGGCCGCCAGCCGGCGACGCATTGCTCCCAGTGAAGGCAGCAAGCAGAAGCAGGCCACCAAGGCCCAGGCCCGCAAACTGCGCGAGCTCGGGTTCAAGCGCCCCGGTCAGCGCAAGCGCTCATACCGCTCGGCATCGCTCGGCTGGATCACCGGCCACCTCAACTACGCCCAGGCGGGGTTGCTTATCAAGAAGCTCAAGGACGAACCGGTGGCCGAGAGCTGGGAAATCCATCTGCCGGCGCGCCCGTTCCTGGGCGCCAATGCCAGACAGCGGCAACAGGCCTTCGCCCGCGCCCTGCAGAGCATCGATTACGGCTGGGACGTCAACAAGCAAGACATGAAGGAGAAATAACGGCATGTGGCCTTACGTACAGATCAACAACTTGAACCAGATGCAGGGGCCCGTGACGGAAGTCGAGCGCCACCTGCTGTTCATCGGCAGCGCCGCCAGCAACACCGGCAAGCTGCTCTCCCTCAACGCCCAATCCGACTTCGATCAGTTGCTCGGTGCCGCAGACAGCGAACTCAAAGCCAACCTGCTGGCCGCCCGTGATAACGCCGGCCAGAACTGGTCGGCGGCGGCCTATGTCCTGCCCACCGACAAGCCCTGGCTGGACGCGGCCCGCGACGCCCAGCAGACCCAGTCGTTTGAAGGGGTGGTGGTGCTGGGGCAAGAGTGGGACCAGGCGGGCATCAACGCCGCACACGCCCTCAATCAGGAGCTGATCGCCAAATGGGGGCGCTGGCAGTTCATGCTGCTGGCCGTACCGGCCATCGCTGACGAACAGGACTGGTCCACCTACGAGGCCGAACTGGCCACCCTGCAGGACGGTATCGCGGCAAGCTCGGTTTCCCTGATCCCGCAGCTTTGGCCAACCCTGGCCGGCGCCTATGCGGGCCGCCTGTGCAACCGTGCGGTGAGCATCGCCGACAGCCCCTGCCGGGTGAAGACCGGCGCCCTGGTGGGCCTTGGCAACAAGCCGGTGGACAAGGACGGGATCCCGCTGCCACTGGCCACCCTGCAGACCCTGGAGCAGAACCGTTACTCGGTGCCGATGTGGTACCCGGACTATGACGGGATCTACTGGGCCGATGGCCGCACCCTGGACGCCGAGGGCGGCGACTACCAGGTGATCGAGAACCTGCGCATTGCCTACAAGGTAGCGCGCCGGATGCGCCTACGCGCCATCGCCCGCATCGGGGATCGCTCGTTCAACTCCACCCCGGGCAGCACCGCCGCCGCCATCACCTACTTCGGCAAGGATCTGCGGGAGATGGCCAAGGCCGCCACCATCAACGGCCAGCCGTTCCCGGGCGACATCGCCTCCCCCCAGGATGGCGATATCCGCATTCAGTGGGTCGCCAAGAACCTGGTCTCGGTGTTTGTGGTGGTGCGCACCGTGGACTGCCCCAAGGGGATCACCGTCAACATCATGCTCGATTTGAGCCTCAACAATGGGGAGGGCTAACCCATGACCCGTCGTATCTCCGGTGCCAGCTTTGACACCACCCTCCTGGGGGCCATGGTCCACGTCGAAAAGGCCAGCCTCTCCATCACCGACAACAGCGCCGTGGCGCAAACCCGGGGGATCCCGGATGGCTTCGTCGATGGCGATGTCGCCGCCGAGCTGGAGTTCGAGCTCGATACCAAGAACTTCTCGCACTTGGCCGACGCCGCCAAACGGGCGGGGAGCTGGCGCGGGATGGAGCCGGACGATGTGCTGTTCTACGCCGACACCGGCACCGAGACCATGAAGGTGGAGGCCTTCGGGGTGAAGCTGCTGGTCTCCGACCTGCTCGACATCGATCCCAAGGGGGGCAGCAAGAGCGTGCACAAGGTGAAAGGCTTTGTGACCTCCCCCGACTTCGTTCACCTCAACGGCGTGCCTTACCTCTCCAAGGAAGACACCCGCCACCTGCTGGGTTAAGGGGGAAGCTTGGACGACATCGATCGCGCCAACCATCACGCCGCCCGCATGCTGGCGGTCCAACTCGCCAACCAGGTGGGCAAGGGGCATTACCAGGGGGAGAGCCTGCACCAATGCGAAGAGTGCGACGACGACATCCCCGAGGGACGCCGCCGCCACGTACCCGGGGTGCGCCTGTGCGTCCCCTGCCAGACCCGCCTTGAACGGTTGGCCCGCTAACCAGAGCTACGGACATGAACCACATGCCTCATAAAGACCCGACCCTCGCCACCGCCCTGCTGGCCTGGCTGATGGACAACTGGCCCGCCGTCTATGGGGCCCTGCTGGCGCTGGCCATCGCCTTCCTGCGCATCACCTACGCCGGTGGGCGGGGTCGCCGCCGGCTGATCGAATCCCTGCTGTGCGGCCTCATTACCTTGGCGGCCGCCACCGGGACCCACCTGCTCGGGATCCCCCAGGAGGCCACCCCCTTCCTGGGCGGTGTGGTGGGGCTGCTCGGGATCGACATCATCCGCGACCGGGCGGCCCTGATGTTTAGCAAGAAGGAGGACAACAATGCCGCGCAGTGACTGCCACCCCCAGATGGCCGCCTTTCTCGACCTGATCTCTTATGCCGAGGGCACCAAGGGGCTGGGCGACGACGGTTACAACAAGCTGGTCAACCCGGCCGGGTTCTTCCAGGACTACCGCGAACACCCCGATGTGTTGGTGCGGGTCAACCCGACCCTGCACAGCACCGCCGCCGGGCGCTATCAGTTCCTGTCCCGCCATTGGCGCCACTACCAGGCGGCGCTCGGCCTGCCGGACTTTGGCCCCGTCTCCCAGGACACCTGGGCCATCCAGCTTATCCGTGAGCGCAAGGCACTGGACGACGTGATCAAGGGACGCATCCCCCAGGCGATCAGCAAGTGCGCCAACATCTGGGCCAGCCTGCCCGGCGCCGGCTACGGCCAGCGCGAGCACAAGCTGGCTGAGCTGCTGGCCAAGTTCACCGAGTTCGGCGGGGTGCTGGCATGAGCACGCTCATCCGGTTGTTGCCGACCCTGATCGGGTTGGTGATTGGCAGCTTGCTGTTTGCCCAGGGGGAGCGACTCACCCAACGCACCCGGGAGCTTGCCTCCGCCAACGAGACCATTGCCACCCTGCGAGAGGCCAACGACCAGATGGGCAGTGTGCTCAAGACACTGCGGCAAGAAGACAGCGCCCTGCGCCAACTGCTCGACCACCAGAACGCGGCGTTGGCCGAGCTCGACAACCAGAACAGGAAGACCACCGATGACCTGCAACAAGCCCTGGCCACGCCACCGGCAGGCCGCCCGGATTGCGCTCGCGAGCCTTTGCCTGCTGGCGCTCTGCGCCTGCTCCAGCCAGCCCACAACCGTGGTGCAAACCCGGGTGGTCAAGCGGCTGCCGCCGCCGGGGCTGGTACCCCACTGCCCGGAGCCTGAATTCACGGGGAGCACCTACGGCGATGCCGTGCGGTTTATCCCCACCCTGCAGACGGCGCTGCGCCGCTGCCAAACCCAGATCACCACCCTGAACAACTGGATTACCCAAGAGGAGACAATCCCATGAGCAAGACCCTGACCCTGACTGTGGCCGGTACCGACATCAGCTTTGAGCCGACCATGACCGCCTACAACGGCTTCATCAACGACATGATGCCGAGCGACAAGGTGGCGCCGGCCCACAACTACCTCAAGAAGATCGTCTGCCAGGAGAGCAAGGCTGCGCTGGACGAGCTGCTCAAGCGCCCGGGCGCCGCCCTGCAGTTGGCGGGAGCCATTAACGAGCAGTTCGCCCCCACCCTGGAGATCACCGTAAAAAACTGACCGCGCGCGCCGAGGCCATCGAGCGCAATCCCCTGGAGCAGGTGCTGGCGCTGCGGCGCTACTACCTGCCCCACGAAGAAGACGACCTCGACAGCCTGGCTCGCGCCATCTGGTTAGACAAACAGCACCGAGAGTCCAACGCCGCCGCCGTGGCCGAGGGCATTGCCAAAGCACTGAACGGGTAACGACTGATGGCCTGGATGGAAAAATTGATGATGCAGGTGGCCCTGGTTGACCAGGTCACCAAGCCCCTTGCCGGCATCAATGCCCAGATGGACAAGGTCAGCAAGGCGGGCCGCCAGGGCTGGAGCAACATGGCCATGGGGGCCACTACCCTGGCCGCCGGCGGGCTGGCGGTGCAGGCGGCCCTCGGCCCCGCCATCGAGATGGACCGGGCCCTCTCCGAGGTGGCCTCCCTCGATGTGCAAAAGGACGTACTCGGCGCGCTCGGCCGCGAAGCTCTCAAGCTGTCTGTGCAGTACGGCAACTCGGCCACCGAGATTGTCCGCGCCTCCTACGACATCCAATCCGCCATCGCCGGGTTGGAGGACAACGAGCTGCCCGCCTTCACTCGCGCCTCGACCGTCCTGGCCAAAGCCACCAAGGCCGACACCGCCACCATCACCAACTACATGGGCACCATGTACGGCATCTTCGAGCAGCAGGCCAAGAGGATGGGCAAGGCCAACTGGGTGGAGGATGTGGCAGGTAAGACGGCGCTGGCGGTACAGCTGTTCAAGACCACCGGCCAGGGCATGGCCGATGCCTTTGGGGCCATCGGTGCCAACGCCACGGCGGCCGGGGTGTCGATGGATGAGCAGTTCGCCGTGCTGGGCCAACTGCAGGCCACCATGGGCGGCGGCGAAGCCGGGACCAAGTTCAAGGCCTTCCTGGCCGGGGTGGGCAGTGCCCAGAAGGCGCTCGGCATGAAGTTCACCGACGCCGCGGGCAACATGCTGCCGGTGCTGACCATCCTCGACAAACTCAAGGCGCGCTATGGCGAGACCCTGAGCGTGGCCGAGGGGGACGAGCTCAAGAAGGCGTTTGGCTCGGATGAAGCGGTGGCCATGGTCAAACTCCTGATGACCAACACCAAGGCCCTTTCCACCAACATCAACGCCCTGGCCAACACCCATGGCATGGGCAAGGCCGAGCAGATGGCCGCCTCTATGACCGACCAGTGGGAGCGGGTAACCCAGGCCTGGTTCGCCATTCGGGCTGCCGCCTTCGGGGTGGTGCTGCCAGCCATCAACAAGGTGGTGGGGGTCTTTGCCGATGGCGCCGACACCGTGCTGCGCTGGACCCACCTATTCCCGAACCTCACCCGGGCGGTGAGTTATGCCCTGCTGGCCATCGTGGGCCTCGGCATGGTGACCGGTGCCTGGCTGCTGGTCGCTGGCGTGGCCAAGCTGGCCACCCTGGGGCTCGGCATTGCCTGGTCGCTCCTGATCGCCCCGCTCAACCTGCTCAAGGCCGGGCTGGTTGCCTTTCGCGCCATCCTGCTGGCCGTCAACATCATGATGGCTGCGAACCCGGCCGTGCTGCTGGCCTATGTGGTCGGCGGGCTGCTCGTCGGGGCTATTGGGCTGGCGATCTACTACTGGGACGACCTCAAGAAGACCCTGGCGGACTGGGGCGTGTTCGACGCCATCCAGAGCATGATCGACGGGGCCGCCGCCGGCTGGGCCAGCTTCATGCAGCTGCTCGGCAACCTGAGCCCCTTCCAGTTGCTGGGTCGGGCGGTGGATTGGCTGATCGAGAAGCTCAACCTGATCCCGGGGGTCAATATCGAGCTCGGCGGCATGCCGGACCTGCAACTGCCCGCACTCACCCCGCTGACCCTCCCTATCATGTCGGGGACGGTCACCGCCCCCATGGCGGCAGAGCAGCAACAGGCCTCGATCACCGCTCCCCTCGCCCGCTACCGCCAGCCGGAGCAAAGCAAGGTGCCGGCCGGCGGGTTGGGCCAGCAGTTGATCCAGGCCAACGCGGCCGCGAGCGCTGCCAACCAGAAACCCGCCAAGTCCCTGCACATCGGCGAGGTGCACATCACCAACCAGAACCCCATAACCCCGGAGCAACTGGCCGAAAACGCCTGGCTGGAGACCAAGTGATGAGCGAACCCAAGTACATCGACATCCTGGTGGTGAACGGTGCCTGGCAGCTCGATGCCGGCGGCCAGCCCCGCACTACCCAGGACCGGCACAGCATCGGTCAGGACATCAAGCACCGCATCATGGAATCCGGGCTCGCCCGCAAGCTCATCGGCGAGCGCAGCCCGACCCTGCGCAGCGACGTGATGACCGAGATTGAACTGCTGGTTGAAGACGACGAGCGGCTGGTGCCCGGCACCATCTTCATCAGCGAAGAGGCCCCCGACCGGGTGCTGGTCACCGCCCGCACCTATGAATTCGGCGAACTGGAGGTAACCCTGTGAACCTGCGCCCGACCGTGGACTTTATGGCCCTGCTGGCCGAGGCCGGCGTGCCGACCACCGAGGCGGCCATGGAGGCCGAGCTCAAAAAGGAAGTGGTGGCCGCTGGCTCCCTCATCACCAACGACAGCGACGTGAGCCCGTTCTGGAGGCTGGTGCGCGGCGTGGTCATCACCCCGGCCCTCTGGCTTATCCGCACCCTGCTGGCGGGCCACGTGCTGCCCAACACCTTCGCGGCCACCGCCACCGATGCCTATCTCGACCTCAAGGCCTGGGATGTAGACCTCACCCGCAAACCCGCCCAGAAGACCCGGGGCCTGGTCAATTTCGTGAAAGCCAATCCAAGCGACGCCGTCACCATCCCGGCCGACATCTGGGTCACCACCGAGCGCATCAACGGCACCATCTATCGCCTGCGCCCCCTGCAGGCGGTGGTGAGCCCCGCCGGGGAAGCCGTCGCCCGGGTGGTGTGCGAGGCCGAACTCGCTGGCGCAGCCTGGAACCTGGCCCCGGGATATTACAACCTGCTGAGCGAACCGGTGACCGGCATCCTCTCGGCCCGCAACGATGACAAGGAGTGGATCACCACCCAGGGCAGCGACGTCGAGAGCAACGACGCGCTCGGCCTGCGCATCCAGAACCAGTTTTCGGCGGTGGGGCGCTACCACATCGACGCGATTTACCGATCCATGCTGGCGAGCGTCGCGGGGATCCGTGCCGATCACATCTTCTTCGAGCACGACGCCCCGCGGGGACCCGGTACCGCCAACGCTTACCTCCTGCTGGAGGTGGGGGCCACCCCGGCCAGCCTCATCAACCAGCTCAACGACTACGTGGGCCGCCAGGGCAACCATGGCCATGGGGATGATCTGTTCGTGATGAGCATCCCTGAAACCCAGCACAGCCTCACCCTGGCGCTCTGGCCGCAAGCCAACCTCAGCGACGAGCAAAAGGCCGCGCTCAAAGCCGGCGCCGAGAACCTGGTCAGGGCGGCGTTTCGCCAGTCGGCAGACTTCCCGGCCGTCACCCGCACCTGGCCACGCTCGCGCTTCTCGCTCTCCCAGCTTGCCCGCGAGCTGCACAGCCAGTTCCCGCAGCTCCAGAGCCTGCGCTTTGGCGAGAGTGACATCGTCGCAGGGCTGGCCATCCCACGATTGAAGACGCTGACGGTGACCCTGCATGACTGACCCGACCCCCCTTGAGCACGAGCGGCAGGCGCCAGTGCTACCCGATGCCAGCGCCCCCTGGTGGGAAGATGGCTACACCATCAGCCCGGCCCATGCCGAGCCGGGTTTCCTGGCCAAGGGCATCAACGCCTTCTGGCAACGGCTCAAGGGCTGGTTGCTGCTGCCGCTGGCCCAGCAAGACCCGCTGACTTGCTCGGAGTCCTTGCTGGCCCTGCTCGCCTGGGAGCGGGACATCACCCGTTTCAACGGCGAGCCGATTGAGCTCTTTCGCAAGCGGGTCAGGTTCGCCTTTGTGAACGCCCGGGACGCCGGCGAAGTGGCGGGCTTTAAGCGCATCTTCGAGCGCCTTGGCATCGGCTGGTGTGACATCCACGAACGCCAGGCCGGCACGCCCTGGGACGTCATCACCATCGAGGTGACCGACGGCGCCATCGCCAGCAACCAGCAGTTGATGGAAACCCTCATCCAACACTATGGCCGCACCTGCCGCCGCTACCGCTTCCAGGTGGTTTACCCGGTCACCGCCACCCTGCGCACCGGTCGCATCGACATGAACCAGCAGGTGTTCGGCGCATCACTCAAGAGGACCCCATGAGCCAGATCATTACCAACGCTTTCGCCAGCTACCTGCAGGCGAGCCTCGCCAACCAGACGCCGGTGGTGCTCGATGAGTTCGTGCTGGCCAACATCCCGGGCCTGGACCCGAACAAACCGATAAGCCCGGATCTTGGCTTGCCACCGGCGGGCCAGATTGTGCACCGCCACGCGGTGGACCAGCGCGGGCGCATCAACAACGACGCGGTGGCCTACACCATCGTGATGGACACCACGGTCGGCGATTTCAGCTTCAATGCCCTCTACCTCATCAACAAGGCCAGCGGCATGGTGGGGATGATTGTGCACAAGGGGCTGGAGACCAAACTCAAGACCAATGAGGCCACCGGCCAGACCGGCAACAGCCTGGTCAAGTCCATGCTGATGGAGTACGACCGAGCAAGCGAGGCCACCGCCACTCACGTGGACGCCAGTACCTGGCAGATTGACTATGCCGCCCGCCTGCGCGGGATGGACGACGACCTGCGCCTGCAGGCGCTGCAGTTCTTCGGACCGGCCACCTTCTACGGCGACGGCTTCAAGCTGGTGAACGAATCCGGCGTCTACAAGGTGCAGCCCGGGGTGGCCTATGTGGGTGGCCTGCGCGCCCAGCTCGACGAGGTCAGGAAAATCACCCCAGGTGCCAAGCCGGTGGGGCTTTGGCTCGACATCTACCGGGCGGGCTCCTTGCTCAATGCCTGGGTGAATCACTTCAACCTCACCATGAGCGTGCCAGCCCTTGCCGACTATGTGGACGGCAACGGCAATCAGCACCATGTAGCCAAGGTCGCCATCATCAACAGCGACGGCAGCGTCACCGACCTGCGCCGCAAGCGCACCATCGAGCTCTCCGGGGATGTGACTGGCAAGGGTATCCTGGAAGATGCCCAGGGAGTCACCATTGCGGTGGAGGTCAAGGACAACAGCCACGGCCATCTGATGGAGAACGTGTCCGGGTTAACGCAAGCGCTCGCCAGCAAGCTCGATGTCAGCGGCTACAAAGCCCGCCGCGACATGTTGAATAACAATGGGACGACATTTAACTATACGTCCAACAAAGACTTGGATAGCTGCTTGGCCGGTGACTTCGGGCTCTACGAGAAAAAGACCTGTCCAAATTCACCGCCGACTGCAAAACCCTATTTTTACTGTGAGACCAAGCGCATCTATGCGCACATTGCCATGCTCCAGATCGCCTGGCCTTACGACGGGGATGGCGTGCTGGCCATGCGTAACTACAGCATAAACTCCTCAAGCTGGAGCCCGTGGCGCGAGATCTTCGACACCGGACATCAGCCGACCATTCAGGAAGTCGAGGGCCTGCAGCAAGCGCTGAACGGTCTATCTCCCACTTCTCACTCGCACCCGGGTTCCTGGCTCAACCCCATCAACCTGGGAACCGAAGACCTCGACACCCTGAAAGAACCCAAGGTGTATGCCCAGCATGCCAACGCCAACACCTCCCCCGCACGCCATTACCCGGAAAACAGCGCGGGGGCACTCATCGTCAGCTACGGTGCTGGCCCCCAGCAGACCTACCTGGTCTACAACTCCAGCCGGGTCTGGCGCAGGGCGCAATACAGTACCGGAGACTGGACACCCTGGACCCGGGATTACAACACAGGCAACAAACCAACGCTGGCCGAGCTCGGTGCGGCTGCAGCGAGCCACTCGCACCCCTGGTCACAACTGACCGGGATCCCGGCCTATGCATCGCGCTGGCCCAGTTGGGGAGAAGTCACCGGCAAGCCCGGCACCATGCCGCCATCAGCCCACACCCACCCCGCGGCCCAGGGCAACGCCGACATTGTCGCGAGCAGCTACGGGCAGGTGGGCACCTATGTGTTGGCGTCCAACGTCTCCGGTGCGACCAAGGGGATCGGCGCCACGGTGTCTGGGTCCAGCCTGGTCCCCGCCTCGGCAGGGGAACGGCACCAGGATGGCGCCAGCCTGGCAGGTACCTGGAAATGCCTCGGTTACTCAGTTGGCTCTGGTGGCCCCTTCGATACCCGCATCACGCTCTGGATAAGGATTGCCTGATGGAAATCATCACCGCCAAAAACGTCATAGCCTACACCAACCAACCGGACGCCCTGGACATGGAGGTGGCCTTTGCTCACCTGCCCGGCCAATTCGTCACCTTTACCGCCCGCAAGGACGACTCGGCCGAACATGGGCGCGAGCTCTATGTGCGCGCCATGTTCGGCGAGTTCGGCGAGATCCGCACGCTGGCCCAGCCCGAATACCTCCCGAGCGAAGCCGAGCAGCAGCGCAAACTCGATACCCTGCAGGCCGAGGCCACCCTGCACCTCGCGCCCCTGCAGGACGCCAAAGAGCTGAAGCTGGCCACCCCGCAAGAGCTCGACAAACTGGAAGCCCTGCAACGCTATCGCATCGCCCTGATGCGCCTGCCGCAAAGCGAGGGTTGGCCAACTTCGGTCACCTGGCCGGAGATGCCCCAATGAGTTGGGCCCAGGGGGCGCTGCGCTGGCCCGCGAGCGCTGACACCCTGCACACCAGCTCCCGGGAGGTACTGGGGCAGCTTCCGGCGAGCCAGGCGAGCGCCATGGGCCGACTGCAGGGACTGGCCGCGCGGGCTCAATATCGGCGCCACCCACTTAGCGAGGCGGCAGGGGGCTGGGCCACTTTGCGGGCCGAGCTCGACCGGTTGCTGGTGAATGGCCACTGCCTCACCGTCACTCCCTACCAACACGGGGTGGGTCAACTGCAGGGCAACCAGCACCATCTGTCTGCCCCCAACGCGGTGGCGGCCCTGGCCGCCAAGCTGCAGGATGGCGCCGATCCACGCCTGCCCAGCGGGCAGCAGCATGCCCTCGCCTGGCTGGTGACCGGCAACAGCGCCGAGGACCTGGCCCGGCAGTTGGCGCTCCTATGCGCCCTGCTGCCATTGCCGGAGTGGTGCGCCACCTTGCGCCGCCTCACGGCCAGCAACGACACCATGCACCAGCCAAGCGCCGCCAGGGTGCCGCGCTGGCGCGCCGGGGAGCCCCTTTGCTGGGCGCCGTTGCGCCCTGCCCGGGCAGCCCTTGGCGCTGAGCTGGCCCAACTGGAGAGCCTCGCCCGGGATAACCAGAGCCCCATCGACAGGCTGCAGGCGTTGGCGAACCGTCGCGCCGCCCGCCTCGATGCGCTGGCCACCGCCCTGGCCGAGCTGGGCAAGCTGTCCGGCACGCTCTGGCACTGGCAAGGCCAAGGGGATGCGGCGAGCCTCGCCACCCAACTCGGGCAGAGCACGCCCCCCGACCACAGCATGAGCATGACGGTCGGTGCCCTGCTGCTTTCCCCCTCCCCGCTCACCTTCTGGCAGGAGTTGACCCCATGAGCCAAGCCATGCTGACCCTGGATGGCGAACCCATCATCATGAAGTCGATGCGGGTGTCCGCATCGATGCAGTTTCAGGACAAGGACCAGAGCGGCCAGACCAGCTCGACCAGCAGCGCCGAGCAGGGCGCCAAGGGCAAGGAGCTCGATGTTTCGGGTCTTATCCCGTTCAAAGAAGAGCGCATGCTGAGCCGGCTGTTTGAGTTGGCCGACGCCAAGGGCAACGGCGGAAAGCGCCACATCTACCGGGTCGGCTCTCTCCTGGCCAAGTCGGTTAAGGTGCGCCAGGCGAGGTTCGCCGGGCGCATCACCGCCAGCGAACAGGAGGGGCTGCTGGCCTGGCAGGTGCAGTTCACCTTGAAGGAGTTCAACTCGGTGCCGGAGAAGCGCGAACAGCGCTTGCCCAAGCAAGTCCCGACCGTGGGCCAGGGTACCGCCAACACCAGCGCCGCCAAGCCCGGCGGCAAAGAAACTGAGAACGAGTCGCAAAGCCTCAGCAGCTTTGAGCGCTACGTGCTCCAACCGATGGATGACATACTGGCATGAAACTGACGACCTCACTGACCCTTGCCGGCCAACCGGTGCACCTCATCGACCATGACCTGGTGCTGGATCTCAACGCCGGCGGCCGCGCCGCCCTCACCATCGAGGGCACCGCCAGCAAGGGGCAGACCTTCACCCTGGACACCGGCTATAACGGCGACCTGCGCCGCTGGTTCACGGGCTACGTGTACGATGTGCACCCCGCCGCCAACGGTGCCAGCAAGCTGCTGTGTCGGGAGCTCGCCGGTGCCCTGGGATCCCGCCTCCCCGTCAGCCAGCAGCATGCCACCCTGCGCGGCCTGCTGGCCTGGCTGACCGACCGCTGCGGGCTCACCTTCCTGCTGCCCCAGGGGGCGGGCTATACCGACCGACCGATCCCGAACTTCACCAGCGCCGGCACCGGCTATCAGTTGCTCGATAACGCCGGGCGCGCATTCGAGGTACCGGACTTTGTCTGGTACCAGCAACCGGATGGCGCCATCTACGTGGGGAGCCACGCCCATAGCCGCTGGCATGGCAAGGAGGTGACGCTCGATCCCGCCTGGTCAGGGCGCCAGGCGGGTGACACCCTCACTCTGTCGCCGGTGCCGGCCATCCGGCCCGGGGCCATCATCAACGGCAAGCGGGTGATGCGGGTGCGCCTCAAGGGAGACGAGATGACCCTGTCCACGGCGACACCCGGCAAACCGGTGAAGTCGCCGGAGCGGCGCAAGATAGAGGGCGAGTTCCCGGAGCTGGCGGACAAGATGCACCTGCCCAAGTTCGGGCGGGTCGAGGCGGTGAGCGATCAGGCCACTGCTGGCCAGCTCAATGATCCCTTTCGCCCGCGCTACGCGGTGGATGTGCAACTGCTGGGCGAGGATGGCCAGCCCGACAAGGCGACCCCGCTGTATCGGGCGGTGCCGTTGTCGGTGCTGTTCGGCGGGCAGGAGCAGGGCCTGCTGCAGTTCCCCATCGAGGGGACCCTGGTTGAGCTGGGGTTTGCCTTCGGTCGCGCAGACCGGCCCTTTATCCGCACCGTGCTCGGCAGCGGCTGGGCCTTGCCCGACATCACCCCGGGTGAGCAACTGCAGCAGCAACGGGCCGAGGTATTCAGTCGCACCGATACCGTGGGGAACCTCATCCGCCACACCGACCGTCGCCTGCACGACCAGGCCCTGCAGATGCACCACCAGAGTGACGACTACCTGGGGGACCATGGCCAGCATCGGCTGCAGGTGACGCAGCACAGCGTCGAGGAGGTGGGCGGGTTCAAGCTCATCGAGACGCTGGGGGCCATCGAGCTGCTGGCCGGCGACGATCTCACCCTGGGGTGCCTCGGCAATCTAAGCCAGACCACGGCCGGGGATCTGGTCGAGGTGGTAGGACAACTGCGCCGGGCTGTCGCCGGCGAACTTCAGCACCTGGAAGCGCCCCGCTCCTGGGTGGGGACAGATAACGTGAACATCTTCCGGCTACTGCTGCAACTGATGAACGTGGTGGAGCAGCTGGCCGCCGCCACGGCTGGCCACACCCACGGCAGCGGACCCGCACCAGGGAACAGCGCGGCCATGATGGAACACGGCCAACAAGCCAAGCAACTGGCTGGACAGCTATCCCCTATCATTGAATAGCCAGTTTCTCTGAAAACAGTCTGGAGACGGCTATGACTGAAAATGCAAGAGAGCGTCTGAAGATGCTCATTACCCTGAGTGGAATGCCACGAGAGGAATTCGAGCATGATGGCGTGCTTGAGGAATTGGTAGAAGACTCCACCCTCTTTGGTTCTGATCACAACGAAGTCTTGTGTGTGCTGGATGCCTGGAGCGGTTCACCCAGAAGAAAGCTACTGCTTGAATTCCTCTTCGATGAATAG